GTAGGCGTAAGGTCAGCGCGTAGCGCCATCTCGTACTCTGCTAGCTTTCTTCCGGGCTTCTTGAGCATGGCGTCCACCACAGGCTGGAACTGCTCGTACTCAGGCGGTATAGGCTTTTGATCTCTGATGTAGTGTTCAATAGCTTCATGCACCTGATTGCCGTAACGCGTGGCCTCAGTCTCTTGGAAGGGGTACTTCTTCAAGACCTTGACCTCGTGATACCTGCGTTGGCAACCCTCAAAATCTTTGAGGCTGCTGTGTGACCATGCTGGTTTTTTCATTCGAACTTCGCTGTGTTAATGGCTTTGTTAAGCCGTGATGCAAACGCGGATACAAAACGCTCGTCACGATACAAGGGGCTGTCCATGTCATGCAGGATTGCATGCGTAAGCTCATGCCAGAATGTGTCGCCGACTTCGTGCTTTGTAAACGGCTTGCCTGAGTGATTGCGTGTACCGATACGAATGTGTTGCGCGTCGTAATGCACACGCCCCATGTAAGTCTTATCGATCATAGCCTCAATGACTTCCACGCTATACCACCGCCTACCGACTCTTATTTTTGTTGGTAACTTCAATACTGCTTCTCCTAGTTTTTTGCTAACCCATAACGACGATGTGCGCCACCGTCAGCGGACAATGGTATGCCTTGCATATAGCTTGGCTCCATAGTCATCTGCGCCAAGACCCAAGTCTTAGCTTCCTCTACCTCGGCATCAGGTACAACAGCGATCAATTCGTCGTGCACTGTGCCAGCTATGAAGTATCTTTTGGATACCCGTAGCATTCCGTCAGTCATCACAATACGCGCTAACGCTTGCGTGACATTGTTTGTTACCTTGCCTGCATACAACTTGGTTGCATCGGCGCCGTAAACCCACTGGTCTCTACCCTTCTCATCCTTCTCTCGTCTCAGATCGGGGTAGTGCAAGCTCATTCCATTGGGTAATTCTATACGACCTTTCTTAAAGGTCAAGCATTTATATGTGTGCTCTTTGCCGTGGTACAGCGCCGAGTCAATCATCGTTTCGCACAACTGCCAAAAGCCCACAACAGGGTACGCTGTAGCTCTGTAGATATCAATGATGCGCTTGGATGCAACGGCATGCATGGCTAACTCGTACAGGCTACAGGTATGCGGGATATCCCTAAGCTTGGCTTCGGTGTCTTGCCAACTAAGGAACTCGATCGCCTTCTTTTTGCTCACACCAAGTTGCCGCGCAAAAGCTGCTTCGTAGCGTACTGGTGGCGCACCCAAGAAACCTGTTGTGAGTTGCGAAGCGAATGAAGCCCAACCCAGTCCATAGCCGCAGCCGAGCAACGCGCTCTTTGCCGACTGCCTGAGATCAGGATGGGACTCTTTGGTGAGATTGGGGATGTTGAACATCTGCGCACCGAACGCGGCGTAAGGGTCACCCCCAGCCCTGAAGATGTTAAGCATATCTGAGTAGTCAGAAAGCCACGCAAGGACTCGCGGCTCAATCTGTGAGAGATCGCCAACGACGAGTTGGTGGCCAGCGGGAGCCATAATTGCTTTGCGTAAGAACGAGCCTCGCTTGAGGTTCTGCATGTTGATGGCCGAACCTTTGCTTGCTGTCCACCGGCCAGTCTGCGCACCGTAGTAGGAGAGAGGTACTGGTAAGGCGCCGCGTTTACTAATGTCGAGGAATCTCTGAGCCCTTGTGCGCTCGGTGGTCGACTTAACCCTAAGACGCGCTTCACAAAGAAGGGCAACGTCCTCACGTTCACCGTTGAGTAACGATTGAAAGAGGGCATCATTCTTAGCCAGCGCAAGTGTTTCTTTCCCGGTAGTTTTACTGATCTTCTTTGGGGGAGCCACACCGAGGGTCTCAAGTAGTGCTGCAAACTGTGGGTTCGACGCAAGTGCAGTTTCGTCCACGCCGAGCTTCTGTAATAGGGCTTCACGTTTTTCTCTTTCATCTAGTATGGCGTCCGTCAGCATGTTGGGGTCAAGCTCAAGGCACGCACGGGTGTACATCTTCAGAGTCATGTCAATGAGGCGTAGCTCCTTCGAAGGATAGCCAACAGCCAAGCGGGTAAAGATCTGCTCACACAAGTACACATCGTGCGCACAGTAGTCGGCCAACTCTTTCTCCATAGCAGGCGTGAGCTTGTCGTAGCCGTTGGTGTTGTGCACAGCCGTGCCCTTGGGCGGTAGACCGAAATCGTTGGCCAGCTTCATCAGCGAGTTGCCAACCTCAACACCGCGCAGAGCACGAGCCATGGAGAGAGTATCAAAAATGAAGCAAGGATGCCACCCATATACCCATTCCAATATAGATATATCGAACTGAGCGTTATGAGCCAGAACTGCAGTAGTAGAAGGGTCATAACAAGCCAAGATTCTTGGAAGCTCGTCTCCTCTGTACCACTGGGTTGGCTTGTCTGATCCGTACTCATGGATGCAGGCTCCGAAGGCTTTAAATCTTGGGTCACGTATGTACTCCTCGGTTGTCATCTTGCTGAGCGTGTAACCTTCTTTGGTGTTCCAGTAGGTTTCAAAGTCGATCGTGATGATCTGTTTGTAGGGTGCGGTCATGAATGACCCCTGTTGCGGATTTTCTCCACGTACTCGGGCAAGAGCCATGGCTCCACCATTTTGGCAATCACCTCACGCTCTTGCTGTTGGAATCTGCGCAAGCAGTTGTAGAAAGCCTCGGCTTCAAAGCGTTGGAACCCGCACTCCATAGCTTCACGCACAAGCGCTTCTTTCTTGCTGATGATTTCTCCTGTTTCTGTTTTCAATTAAAGTTCTCCTTGGGTGGTGCGTCTAGGACGTTGAGAAAGCCGAAAAAATCGTTTGCCGCCAACATGAGTTGCGACGCCTCCATCTCGTTACAGTTTAGGGTAACGACTCCTGCTAGATTGTCTTCGGCTCGGCCTACTATGACGACACCCTGCGCGTTGCCTTTGCCATAGCACATCACCAACTTGTGAATCAGTAGCTTGAAGTGATGTTGCTCCTCATCTGACATGGCTTCAACTCTGCGCTGGAGTTCTGTCTCTGTCATTGTGAAGTCATCGTCCGTGTATCTCATCTCGTTTCTCCTTCAGTAGTAGTTCTAGGTCTGGTATGTTGTGCTCACGGGCAATGAACACAGTACCGCCTGCATTGAGAATCATATTAAGTTCCCTGTCTTGCAGTGCGGTAGTCTGCCCTTTGCCGGCCTTGCACTCGATGGCGATAAAGTGCCCATCCATACAGCCAATGATGTCAGGTATCCCTGCACGGCCAAAACCGTTAGCAGGGGGCATGAAGTGGTATACGCCTAGCCTGTCAAGCAACAGCCGTACCGCTTTCTTTACTTTCCACTCAGGTGTTTCAGCCATTGTGTACCTCAGTCATTTATCTCTTTCCTTCGGTTTAAAAATACGGCGTCATCAGGGTTGCGGATGCGCTCAAGCTCTTTGTCGTAGTACTGCTTGGGCATCGGTGCTTTCTTTTCAAGCATCACACGCAACCAATCAGCCCCGCCAAGTTGGTTAAATATTATCCACTGTCTGTCAGACATTCGGACTTGTCTCCCCAGTAGGGGCTCTGGTGGCTTTGGCCGTGGCATGTTTAAGTACTCCTGTATGTTTGTTTGGTAGTGGTTCTACGGCACGGCTGAATGTGCCAAACTGTCTGTAGCCCAAGCCTTCTTCGCTTGAGATCGTGCCTGATGGTTGCCTTGCACGAAAGCGTACGTCTTCATAGAAGATGCTAGGGCGGTCTATCAACGCGAGTTCTTCCCAAGGGTTGAGTACGCGTGTTCGTAAGCTGTCTCGCAAGACGAAGCACTCTCTGGTGTAATCGTAGCGGATAAGGTCAAGTACCTTCATGTCTTTTCTTTCTTGTTCTTTCATGCAACGCGCCTATCTACTTCTTCGGCTTGCGCCAACAACTTACCTAGCTTACTCAAATACACAAAATCAGTTTCATCTGTGTCGTTGACATCAATCCCTTCTGAATCAAATGTGGCCGCGGTCTTGCCAGTGATCTTAGGTGAAGTCACAAGGCACTCATACCCTGCCCAAGAGAACTCACGCACGCCCCTGATATGTTCCTTAATGACAACAGACTTGTTACCCACTGTGCGTTCATGTTCCTTGACATAGTGCACGATGCGTTGTGTCTGACCACTGGCAGTCTTGACTGACTTGTCACGGTCTTTGAAATAAAGCTTTGTCTGATCTTGGTCAACGCCAAATGTTACACGCTCACCATTCTTCTTGACCACAACGTTCCAGCGCTCATCACGCTTGACCCACCAGTTAAACATGGCAGCAAAGATGTTTTTAGATGCCAAGCGCATGTGCGCTATCGAGTGGTTATCGTTTTCAAAGAACGATGGCTGTGACCAAGCCCTCTTTTTAACGACATGACTCCGGTTATTCCCTCCTCGTCTAGACGCAGGGTTCTTGATGGGTATGATATTGGTTATTGTGCGCAGTTCCTCACACGCTTGCATGGCGCCTGTCTTGCGATTGATGGTGAACCACATGTGAATCCAAAACAACTTACCATCGAGACGGAAAGCGGCCCCGTACTGATACGGCACACCTGAGTGATAGCCAACATACCAAGGTAGCTTTTTGTGCTTGATGGCAAACATGATGTCAGGGTATATGTGGTCACTTTCAGAGACCTGACGTGTCTCCTTGTTACCGATGCAAATACACATCAGCGTTGGCATGGCCTTAGATACATTGACTTTGATATTATCCTCGTCATCTGACCACGCCATCTCCCATGGGTTGGGTACATGAGTGCCTAGCTTGCGTAAGCCTATGACGCTGTCCTGTTCAAGCCAAGACTCTTTCATGCTAGGCAGGCGGTAGGTATCAAACGATGTATCAAGGTTATCTAGCAGTTCGGATAGGTTGCGCCTGTCCTCCTTGTGTGACACACGAGGCTTGCGTTGCTTCTTAGGTTCTTCAGGCACAGCCACAGGAGCTTGCGGTGTCTCCCCTATGGGCGTTGCGTCCACGACAATCGGTGCGCCTCTGTGGAACCACGAACGCACCCTAGCCATGAACCTTTCAAGGAAAGGTATTTTCATGTCAGCCTCCAAACATTTCTTTAAGGTGGCGGTACAAATCATGTGCCTGATACACAGTCATATCTTTTAAGATATCTTCGGGCGACTTCACGCGTACAAGAGAGATCATTCGTTTAGGCGTATTACCACCCATGGCATAAGCTGCAGCATCAAGCGCATCTTGGCTAGGCATAGGCGTATTCTCCAGCTTCTCGCGTAGCAACGCACCGATGCCTGTCACGGCTTTTTTCTCGTACTTGCGCTTGGGTGGTGCTGGTACTTGTTCCATCTTCTTCATTGCCTTGAGCGACTTGATTGGGCGGTACTCAGGTATGTCTGCGTAGTAAAAATTATCCTTCTCGTGGATCATGTTGTTGCGTCTCATCTGTGCAATCAGACTCGATGTTGACCCGCCCGCAAAGCCTTGATGCTCAAGGGCTTGGATGATCTCCTTGCGGGTAGAACCCGGGTTGTTCTTGATGTAGTCGAAGGTTACGCGTGAGATGTTGTTGGTGATGTTAAAAGTTTTCTTCATGGGAATTCCCTGCGCGGGGTTGGTTTGTTGCGGAAAAGAAGATGACACTGGTTGAAGAGGGGGAGCCTCCCCATCGTCATCCCATTGTTGTAGGGTTTTGCTAAGTGCTGTCTTGAAAGCAGTTTGGATGTCAGGCATTTGAAGTTCCTCCAGTTATAAGCATGACGATGACAAAGAAAGCAATAAGCCCGATGGACTGTATTGTGGTGAGCGTAAGCTCATCCATCCCTTGCTTGTCTCCAAGCAGGACAGACTGCGCCCAAGTATCCTCGGGTGTGGGGTGGGGTGGGGGTGGTGTATAGGTCAAGCCGATCTTGACCTTACCCGTGTCGTAAGGTATTTGTTTCATTATTTCTCCTTGGGTGAATATTATTTGTCCAAGAGTAGACAGAAGTCAATAGGGTCTCCAATAATATAAATCGGCAATGACTACTATTATTGCTACCAAAAGTATTACCCGCTCAAACTTTTCCCATGGTGTCAGCATTATTGTTTCTCCTCTTGTAAAAGTTTAATGTTCGTGGCATTCATCACTACCTTGAGTAGCTCATGCACGTTCTCGATGTACTCACAGGTAAAGTCGGATGGATCGTTCAGGTAGTCCCGTAGGTCAGCCTCAATGAACTGCAAGTTACGCACTGATTCTTTAGTTAGCTTCATTGCTTCGCTCCTTCCCACAGGTCAATCATCTTCTCAAAGCCAACACCATCACGTGCCTGCTCATACGATTTGTACAGCACAATCGAATCGCTGTCGATGCCCACACAACGGCCATCGGTCAGGATGAGGAAGTCAACCATGCACCCCCCACCCATGTCCTCGGTAAATGTTTTCTCTACGTATCTCATTTGAATGTCTCCTTGATGTAATCGTTAGCCTCACGCCTCGTATCGAAGCCTCGGTAGTCGCCGTTCTCATCTATCCACTCGCCTGCAAAGGTCTTGCCAAAGATGACCCATATGTCACCTACCCTCTCAGGCTCCCAACAGTTGCGGTCATTGAACCCGTCCATGTATATCTCATGCACGATCTTCTTACAGACCACATCGTCGTACCCTGTCAGGCGTTCAAGTTCTGCGGGGTGATTCTCCTCTAGTAGATCAATGATCTGGTTTTTAATTGCGCTCATCTTATCTCTCCCTTACAAAAGTTAGTGCGTCAGCCCATACAAGCCAAGCGTTTTCAATAGACTCGAAGATGTAGTCGGGCATGACATACTTGTTGGTTGGCCGAAGGAAGTGCATCACATCTTCCCGTGTACCCACGGCCACACATCGTAGGTACGACTTCATGAACGCCTCATCCTCAAGCGTGAACTCGCGCATGGCCTCCGCCTCTTTGCGCTCAGCTTCTTCCTCCTCTTGTGCTTGTTTGTCAATCATGCGTTGGTGCTCGGCCAACAGGTGGTCGTAGTAGCTATCTATTCCGTTCATTTAATTTCTCCTTTGGTTACTTGTTCAACACTGTAAATATCCCAGTCCATAGCGAACGAGTATTTAAACTCGTCGCCATCCAAAGCGTTAGCGATCTGCCACGCTTGCTCCTCGTTCTCTGCCTCGATCTCCTTATCCAAATACGATATTGATCGGGCGATTACTTTGTACGTCTTCATTTACTTTCTCCTTTAATAAATACACGGGGCAGATCAATCATCCACTCATAGTTGTCCATGCCCGTAACTGGATCAACCTTGTACACATTGACGTTATACCAACCATCGCATTCATCATCGAGGCAGTGGATGTTGTACGAGTGCGTGTCTGTGCCCCACCACCAGTCGCCATCACGAGCGATCTCATGTTTGTATTTGGCGATGAGATCATCAGCCACCATTTGCAGTTGTGCGTCAGTCATTTGCTTTCTCCTTTGGTTGGTTATAAAAACATAGCGAGCGTCAGGTCTGCTTGCAAACCATCGGCTAAGTTGTGGGTTGTCGTCCTGCATCAGAGGTGGCGGTGGCCACCCTGTCTTAGTCATTTCATTTCTCCTTTCATGCTTCACAGTGAATAGCATCGAACAGTGTGCACAGCACAGTCGGTGCGTCGTAGGCTCGGGCCATCTGCTTGGCCTCTTCTAATAAATCGTCAGTCAGCTTGCGCTTGCTCAAGAACTTGATAGCGAACACTGGATCTTCGGGGTACACACACTCGGCGATCAGGTTTATGATGTCATCGTAGTACCCAGCTTGCGCATCGTAGAGAGCATCGAACAGTATCTCTGTCTCAAAGTACTCCTCGTCATCGTACCAATGATCGCTCTGCACGAGCTTGGTGTCTTTAGTACCTATGTCATCCTTGTCGTTGTACACGCCATAGTTTGACCACCATGCAGTGTCGTACTTGTATGTCTTGTACTCAGGCACAGTGGGGTCACGATCAACAGGCAGGCTCTCCCAGTCGAGCTTGGCCACAGCAACAGCGAGTGCTGCAAAGTGAACGATGTCAAGGTTCTCACGATCACCATGCTCGTTGTAGTAGCCGACACTGATGTTGGTGCACTCAGGTATGTCGTCAACGAACTCAGCGGTGTCGGTGTACACACCCGTGTCGTCAGGTGAATACATCAGGTTGTCGTTGTGCTGATTGAGCGCATCAGCTAGGGCTTGGCAGAACTTATCGGATGCACACCTACCCATACCCTGATGGCTGATGACGCTGTCGATACCCTTCCTGTCAAACGCTATGGCACGATCGAATTGTTTTAGTAACGGGATGTGATGCGTGGCGATGTGCTTAGCACCGATGCCACCGCACTCCTCGCCTTGGCTGAAGATGTAGTAGCCACGAACGCCTGCATGGATGAGATGCATGAGCATGGCACAACCCGCACCATCGTCAGCACCAAGCGGTGCACCATTGGCATACCAATGTGTCTGCGTCTTCTTGATGAGGTTAACGCCTGTCTCTTTGTGTACTGTATCTACGTGAGCAATGAACAGCGTCTTGCTACCCGCACCACGAGCATCGATGTGTAGGTTGCCTGCACCATCAACGAATGTGAATGACTTGAGTTCAGCAGGCAGATGCTCGAATAGCCACGCAGTGAAGTTGGATACCTCATGCGTTTTGTGTGGACGTTTGCGGGATAGCGCACGTTCAAGTGTACGTACGATGATGGGTTGTTGTTTGGTTTGTTTACGTTTAGTCATGTTCATTCTCCTTGTGTTTCAGTTGATGCGAGGTATGCGTTAGCAATATCGTTGGCTTGTGCCATTAGCTTGGTGCTGAGTTCGTTGCGTACCAGTTTGGTGAACGCTGTGTTGTCGTCCAACTCACACAAGAACTTGTATGTGTAGAACTGTTCAGCGTTGAGCACCTTGCCGTCAAGCGTGTAAGTCAGGCTGATCTTGACCATGCTATTGGGCAGGGTGTAGTCCCATATCATCAGCACCTTGTCGAGCATCTCCATCGTGAGCATGGTAGGCATACCCTCGTCCTCATCGATGCGCTCGGGTGCATTGTCAGGGTGATACTTATTGCCGTCTACTACAACGCAGTCAACGGCATCGGTGTACCAGTTGCCTGACTCCTCGCATTGCCAGCACCCCTCATTGATACGCAAGAACTCATCGGTGTCCTCGGTACGGCAGATGCGCTCGTCCTCGATGTGATACCAATCGCCGTCAACCTCGATGGCCTCATCACATGGGGCGTACTCGCCGTTGTTAAGCTCAACGATCTCGTTGTCATCAAGGTAGTCAACGTCATACCACTCAGCCTGCGAGTCGACATAGATCGCATTGTCCTCGTGTACGTAGTACTGATTGCCACGCCTGCCGTAAGCATAGCGGTAGTTGTTTTCTTGGCATGACTCACAGACACGGGTGTCGTCACCACGCCCAACCCAGTAGCCATCGTCCTCGGCAGTACGATCACCGCAGTCCTCGCACTCGAAGAAGTCACCGCTGTCATCCGTTGGGCAACCGCCTGTCTGATCGCAGAGGTACTCGCCATCGCTGTCAATCACAACCCACTTGTTGCCTGCGTCAATACCTACACGCTTGTCACCGCCATCAAGGTAGGGTGCAAGGAACACATCACACGTGGCATGGTACGCAAGCTTCTCGCCGTCACGCCAGTAGCTCTCCTTGACATAGCCCTGCTCATGTAGCCAGTTCTCCATGCCGTTGTCCGTCTCGCTGTACCCGCCGTTGTTGGCAGGCCGAGCGTAGCTACGAACGAAGTACTTGACGCCATCGGAGTTGGTCATGCATAGCGCACGGCCAATGGTCTCATCGCCAGAGATACGAACAGCCATGTGCCATCCATACTTAGGATCGTACGTCTCGTATGGGTGACGAGTCACGCCATCGTTACAGCGTATGCCCCTGTCCTCACGCCACACCATGCAAGAGCCTGGCCCTCGATGCAAGTGGTAGATCATCTCGGCTGTGGTATGCACGAACTTGTAGGTATCAGCAGAACCATGGCGAGACACGAGATCACGAATGGTGTGATCGGGCAGATCAAAGTGGCGATTGAGATACTTGCCTACAGATGTGACAGTCTGTATGTTCTTCTGCCCCTTGGCCTCGTTCTGAGTGTAGGCGATGCGGGTGCGGTCACCCTCGGATATGTGTGGCCATTCAAGCAGCAGTTGATGCCAGTCGATGGGACGCACAAGCTTGACAGACGCCTCGATGACGGGGTGCATGGGGTACTTGTCCATCTCACGAATGATCCAGTACCTAGCATCACGCTTGATGCTGATTGCCTCCATCTCATCCTCGTCATCCGAGAGATGCCATGCCCGTCTGAGAGCGCCATCGGCACGGCGTACTGCATTGCCTGCCTCTGCGATGATCGACATCATAGCTTGCCAGTCATAGGTGTTGTTTGTATCAGTCATTTGTTTTCTCCTTGATGTAAAAAAGATTCACTGTGAAACTATTTTGTTTCTCTCACTTCTTTGAGCAAGTCATACGCAATGAGGACTTGCTTGCCTGCCTCTGTCACAGCGGACAGAGAGCGTTCGTATATGGCTTGGTTGTATCGGTCTACATTCTCCAAGCCATTAGCGTTGATAAGATCACCAGCCTGCATGACTGCTCGCCATGCGCTGAACAGATCGTTCTGAATCTTTGCGGGTTCATTCATTACAGTTCTCCTTTGTTAAAAGTTCTGCGGGTATCTCTACCTCGTCACCTAGTTTGCTTGCCACATAGCACCGCATGGAGGCAACGAGTGGCGTCTCTCCCCATACGATGTGCTCGCCATAGAGTGATGCTTCCCACTCATAGCCCTCGTTCCACAGGTTGATGCGCTCACGCTCAATGATCGGCCCGCCTTGCATCCAGTCCCCGCTTGGGTTGTACGTCCAGTCCACAAAGTGAGCGACTCTAGCGTTCTCCACACGCACTACCCACCTATCGTCTGAACCATCTGCGAGATACGCTTCCTTGTCCCAGTCAGAGGGTCTGCCCAAGCGTGGGCGGTACACCTTGTCGCCCTCTGCTATTGCTACTGCCCAGTTAAGGGCGTGTCCTGTTAGTTCTGATACTCTCATTTCATTTGCTCCTGTTGTTGATAGCTTCGAGTGCCTCGTCAGCACAGGCACGCCAAGCGGACTCGCTGATGAAGGTGTTATCGGTAGACCATGGCGGTGCTACCTTGGTTTGTTTTGAGTAGGCGTGTATCGCCTCGATCAGATAGGCTTGCATCAGCGCACCTTGTTGTGAGTGGGACATCAGATCGGTTATGAACTGGATGTTGGTGCGGTGTTTAGGTTTAGTTGCCATTGCTTTCTCCTTGTTGAACTTCTTCTGTGATCTGCACAGCCACGAATGGGCGCCATGCAGGGCTTACTGTGTCTCTGTAATGCAGAGCTTCTTGTAGGTTATCGAACACCTTGCTCGATAGTGATAGCGCCTTCTCGGTACTAGGTTGCGTACCCATTACGTAAAACTTCATTGCACTGCTCCTGTTGTGATCTCATCGATCGGGTTGTAATCTGTGATGGTGAATGAGTGATGCTTCCCTAGGATGCGATCACCTGAGTTGAAGATGTGGAACACAAAGTTCCTGTCGATCGTGCTTCTCAGTACGTAGTCACGCATCGAGTCGGTCAGGTCAAGAGGCATGACAAGACAGCGTCCCTCTAAAGGGGTGTTGTCCTCGTGCCAGTAGCCCTCGACATTGATTAGTTTTGCTGTTGACATTTGATTTCTCCTTGTGGTTGTGTAAAAAAGGTTCACTGTGAATCTATTTCGATTCCGTTGAGCGTGTTCCATGTTGCAGGTACAGCTTCGTTGTCGGTCATTGCTTCAATAATCTTGATTGCTTTATGCATCCGTTCGATCTTCTCCTTTCGTTCATCTGTGGGTGCAACCATCTGTCTGCGCTCTAACGTGGCGATCTCTTTGTGTGTCGCCTTCAATAATCTTTTCTTTGCTTCTTCGTGTTGGTCAGGCAGCATTACCCGCTGGAAGGGTACTTTGCGCTTGGCTTTGGGTCTGTGGGGCAGTTCAAAAAAGGCTGTTGATATTCTTTCCTTGATCTTGGGCGGAACCCAGTCAGTCCAATGCTCACCATCATTGCTGATCGGTGACCCCTTGCCTGTGGCGTTGTGTTCCTTGGCTATCTGCATGGGCGTTTGCTCCAACAGTTTGGATGGGTGTATCAACTTGGCTAAGACTTTCTCCATCACTGCAATGTACGCATCGAAAGCGTCAAGCCTTACCGCATCTGTCAGGTCATACTTACGCCCAACCTTTGCGCTGTTGAGTTCGTAGCGTAGCGGATCGAGTACGTTTGCCCACTCTGCCTTGCGGTGAGTGCGTGTGATGCGGTTGATTCGCCTTGATTCTTTCATCTGCGCTACCTCAGCTTTGATTTGCGTGATGGCGACAGGGTGTAGCTTGCGCTTCAATAATCTTTGATGCAGTTCGTTTGGTGTGAGGTTGATGTAATCTTCGTACATGATTGTTGATCCAATAGAGAAGGAGGAGGATAGTTTACCATGAAATGTCCGTGTGTGTTGGTCAGTTGCTAAGAAGCGTGTAAGGTCTGAACCCGCATGAACACTAGCGTTGAGAGAAAAGTGTCCGTGATATATAGTTATTTTTTGGAGAGCTAAAAGGCTTGGACAAAAGTGTCTGTCCTTGCTCACGGAAAAATGCTCACCCCCATAAACACTCTCTTATATATATATAAATAAATAAAAAATTATATATATTGGACGCAAATTGAGGAGCGCCAGTATTCATGCGGGTTGCGGGGTTACACCGATCTTAGCAAGTACGCTATACACACGGACAGTTTACAAAACCAAGATTATTGACGTCAATAATCTTAGAAGTCGAATAGATCACCTTGAATCTGTTGTTTGGAGAGCCAGTGATCGAATTGTTGGGGCGTGTATGTACGCCCACGATCTTGCAGTCTGTCTCGCTTGTAGACGTAGACGACATACTGACTGCCTCCGTTGGGGTAGTAGTATTGCAGGGCGTAGCGTGTCGCACCTAGTTGGACTGTCTTGACATCTTTGATGACGGGCATGAAGTAATTACGCATGATTGAATCCTTTGGATGGGTTTGGGTTTGACAAGAAATGAAACAGCGTGAAAGCCTCTTGCTCTCACGCTTCTGCAAAATAGATTCACTGTGAATCTTTTTTAAACTGCCAAGGCTTTGAGCACCTTGCGTTTCTCTGCGGGTGTGAGCTTGTTGAAAGCGTCAATAATCTTCGTCACGTTATCTGCGGGTTCGCTCTTGCCGTGTGATGGCGTAGCCTCACGCCTTGTCGTGCCTTTGAGCATGAGCATCACATCACGTTTGGCAGTCTTAGCTGAACTCCAGTTTGGGTCAGAGCTAACCATCTTGACCTTGCCTGAGTTGTTGACTGCCCACTTTGCCCCTGCACGCTCGCAAGCCCACTTGATGACGATCGGCTCGCACTCCTCTAGCGTGGTATATCCTGCCTTCTGCATACCCTCAATGAGCGTAACCCGTGAGTCTGCGAACTTGTCGAGTACTGCAAAGGCTTTGGTTTCGTTAGCGGTGAGTTTTGACATGGTGTTTCTCCTTGAAATGTCAGTTGTGCCACAGGGCGAATCCCTATTGGCTAACTCCATTGTGCATACACCCCTTTCCGATAGGGTATGAGCTACCCTTTTTAGGTTCACTGTGAACCCTTTTCGCCTATCATTCGAGGCGTTTTGGCGGTTTGCGACCCCCACCATACCCCCACCACCCCAAAACGAAGGCGGGGTCACGCACATATGGGAACACTATTCCATAACCACGATTCCAATTTTCAAAATTCCTGACCGCAAACACCCCACCCCCCAAAAAATTATAAAAATTTACAAGGTACCATGTCAAACGTTGGACAATACAATATAAAAAAATGCCCCGAACCTTTCGACTCGGGGCAAAAGATGGCAACAAAACCATCAAGGAGAAGCAATGAATACAAGAAGACTTGCACCATCACCGAAAAGAAGTGTACACTAACAGCAACGAGGCAACAAGTGCGACGCCAGCACTAACCCTACGCAATGCTAGAACATTTGATTAACGGCGAGTTTCATCCAGAGGTGGTCGACGCCACCGCGGAAGTCCTGTCTTTTGAAAAGGCAGACCCAATCGCAACCATTGATGCCAAAGTCAAAACGGCGCAGTGGCTTAAAGACTTAGAGTTAGAAGACGAAGAGATCGAGTCCAAGGCGGACGCAGAGGCAGCGCGTAAATCGTTTGCGTCTCTGGTAACGGGTCAATCTGTTGCAACAACGCAACAAGCTTTGGCAAATATAAAAGCGCCTGCTGCAGTGCAGCATTTAGTTGGGATGCTGACAGCTTACGATTGGTCGTTTGTTGAGCAAGCCAAAGAACTGCGGGGCTATGCAGTGGCCCAGATCTTGGAAGAAGTCAAACATCCAGATGCGCGCATACGCCTTAAAGCTTTGGACATGCTGGGTAAGGTCACGGAAGTTGCACTGTTCACCGAGCGGGTTGAGGTCAAGAAGACTGAGATGTCGGACGTTGAGCTAGAAGCGCGGATCAAAGACAAGCTCAACAGGTTCATGGGTGTGATCGACGTAGTCGATGTGACGGAAGAAAAGACAGATGAAGCCTGAGCAATTCACAACGCTCAGTAAAGTTGAGCTAGAAGCCATGCAGCGAGCGATTCCGCACATGACGCTTCAAGAAAAGATGGAGTTGTTCCAAGATTTGGAGATGCGTGAGTCCCGCGCCAGCCTTCAAGCGGCTAAGACAAACATGTTGGGGTTTGCCACGGCCATATATCCGGGCTTTAAGATTGGCCCCCATCACAGGAAGCTAGCTAAGATATTCACGGACGTGGTCGAGGGTAAGAAAAAGCGCGTGATTATCAACATCGCGCCACGTATGGGTAAGTCTGAGTTCTCGTCATACCTGTTCCCTGCGTACTTCCTTGGCAAGTATCCCAACAAGAAGATCATCATGGGCACGCACACTGCGGGTCTGTCCGAAGACTTTGGCCGGAGAGTGAGGAACTTAATTGACTCTGACGAATACCGTGAAGTATTTCCTCAAACACTTGTGGCGGACGACCAGAAGGCCGCAGGAAAGTGGTCGACTTCTGCTGGCGGGCAGTATTATGCTGCTGGTGTGGGAGGCGCACTTGCCGGGCGCGGTGCTGACCTGTTTGTTATTGATGACCCACATTCAGAACAAGATGTAAAGTCCAACTCTAGACTTGCGTTTGATACGGCTTGGTCTTGGTTCCAGACGGGCCCCTTGCAACGTCTGATGCCGGGTGGTGCGATCATTGTGATTATGACCCGTTGGTCGCTGTTAGACCTGACTGGGCGCTTGATTGACTACCAAGCTAGGAACCCAGAAGCTATTCCATGGGAGATCGTGGAGCTTCCAGCCATTTTGAACGAGGACGAGGACACCGAGAAGTCTCTGTGGCCAGAGCAGTGGCCACTTGAAGCGTTAAAAGCTACCAAAGCGTCCATTGACCCACGATATTGGAACGCTCAGTACATGCAGCAGCCCACGGCTGAGAACTCTGCCATTGTTTCACGCAAAATGTGGCGGATCTGGGAAGGTGACGAGCCCCCAACGTGCGAGTACATCATCCAGTCTTGGGATACGGCGTTTGAAACCAAGAACAACTCCGACTATTCCGCCTGCACCACATGGGGCATCTTCTACAACGAGGAAGAAAATGACTCACCGCAACTTATTTTGCTGGACGCGTTCAAAGACCGTATGGCTTTTCCAGAACTTAAGACCGTGGCGCTCAAACACTACAAGGAGTGGGAGCCCGACGCGTTCATTGTGGAGAAAAAGGCGGCTGGCGCACCACTGATCCAAGAACTTCGGGCGATGGGCATACCTGTGCAAGAGTTCAGCCCCTCACGCGGCAACGACAAGACTGTGCGTGTCAACGCTGTTGCAGATTTGTTCAGCAGTGGTAAAGTCTGGGCACCCGACACACGCTGGGCACGAGAAGTAATTGAAGAGATGGCGGCTTTCCCTGTTGGAGAGCACGATGACTACGTGGATACGACCACACAGGCGCTGCTACGCTTTAGGCAAGGCGGCTTTATTTCTTTGGACACGGACGAGAAAGACGATCAGCAGTACTTCCGCCGTAAGACGTACGAATACTACTAGGAACACACATGGCAACGAACATCGACAAAGCGCTATACCAACAACCCGTGGGCATTGACGCGCTGGGCGAACAAGAATCCCCCTTAGAGATCGAGATCGTTGATCCCGAAGAAGTCACCATTGGCATGGATGGGCTAGAGATCACCATTGGCAAGGAAGACCCAGAGGAAGAAGGCTTCAGTGACAACTTGGCCGAGTACATTGACGACGGCGCACTGCAGTCTTTAGCAGGCGACTTGGTGTCTGACATTGACCAAGACAAGCAGTCACGCAAAGAGTGGGAGAAGACTTACGTTGACGGTCTCAAACTACTTGGCCTCCAAATAGAAGAGCGCACCGAGCCATGGCAAGGCGCTTGCGGCGTGTTCCACCCCATGATTACAGAAGCCGTTGTGCGCTTCCAAGCCGAGACAATTACTGAGACGTTCCCTGCTGGCGGCCCCGTGCGCTCTAAGATTTTGGGCAAAGACACGCCCGAGATGAAAGAGATTTCGGCCAACATCGAAGACGACATGAACAATGAGTTGACCGAGGTCATGACTGAGTACCGCTCTGAGCATGAGCGCATGCTGTGGTCACTGCCAGCCACAGGTTCTGCGTTCAAGAAGGTCTACTATGATCCCAGTTTGGGACGTCAAGTCTCTATGTTTGTGCCAGCGGAAGACATGCTCTTGCCTTACGGCGCGACAGATCTGGACACTTGCCACCGCGTCACGCACGTCATGCGCAAGACCAAGAATGAAGTCATCAAGCTCCAGCAAGCTGGGTTTTACCTAGACATCGACTTGCCTGATGCGCCCAAAGACCGCACTGATATTCAGAAAGCCAAGGACAAAGAGACGGGCTTTAACGATCTGAACGACGACCGCTACACCATCTATGAGTGCCACGTTGACTTGAACCTTGAAGGTTACGAGGACATGACTGAGGCAGAAGATGGCGAGGAAGAAGAGACCGGCATCATGTTGCCGTACGTGGTCACCATCCTCAAAGGCTCTAACGACATCCTGTCAATACGCCGCAACTGGAACGAAGAAGATGACCTCAGACTCAAGCGCCAGCACTTTGTACACTACCAATATATCCCCGGCTTCGGAGCATATGGTTTTGGCCTCTTCCACCTTATCGGTGGTTTTGCCAAGTCGGCCACAAGCCTTATGCGTCAGTTGGTTGACGCAGGAACGTTATCTAATCTTCCGGGCGGTCTCAAATCCAGAGGGCTTCGGATTAAAGGTGATGACACGCCTATCGCCCCCGGTGAGTGGAGAGACGTTGACGTAGCTTCTGGCAACATCAGAGACAGCATCTTGCCGCTCCCGTACAAGGAGCCAAGCGCTACGCTGTTCAACTTGATGCAGACCATCGTTGATGAAGGCCGACGTTTTGCCGCAACAGCAGACATGAAAGTGTCTGACATGAGCGCTAACGCTCCTGTTGGCACAACGCTGGCTTTGTTGGAGCGTCAGTTAAAGGTGATGACTGCGGTACAGGCGCGTGTGCACTTTGCCCTGAAGCAAGAGTTCAAGCTCTTGAAGAACATCATCCGCGACTACACCGACCCAGACTACACCTATAACCCTGAGTACGGCTCACGCAAAGCTAAGAAGGCCGACTACGACTTGGTGGATATCATCCCCGTGTCCGATCCCAACGCGGCCACCATGAGCCAACGAGTGATCCAGTACCAAGCTGTGATTCAGATGGCGCAGATGGCTCCGGACATTTACAACTTGCCAGAACTGCACCGCGGTATGTTGAACGTCTTGGGTATCAAAAACGCTGAGAAGCTCGTGCCAATCGAGGACGATCAAAAGCCAATCGATCCAGTGCAAGAAAATCAGAATGCACTCAAGGGCAAACCACTCAAGGCGTTCTTACACCAAGACCACACCGCGCACATTCAGGTGCACATGCTGCTCTTGCAAGACCCGCTGATTCAGCAGTTCATCGGTCAGAACCCACAGGCTCCCAAGATCATGGGCGCAATCACTGCGCACATTGCAGAGCACGTTGGCTATCAGATGCGTCAGAAGATCGAGCAACAACTGGGTATGCCATTGCCACCCGAAGACGAGAAGTTGCCACCGCAGGTGGAGATTGCCTTGTCGGGCATGATGGCGCAAGCGGCTCAGCAAGTTCTTATGCAGGATCAGGCCAAGGCCGCACAGATGCAGGCACAGCAACAGATGCAAGACCCCGTGTTGCAGTTGCAGATGCAGGAGTTGCAGTTGAAAGCACAGGAACTGGAACTCAAGAAACAAAAGATCATGATGGACGCTGCTGCCAAGGCCGACGAACAGGCTTTGAAAGAGCAAGAAGTCAGCGGCAAACTGGAGCTGGAAGCTCTGCGCACAGGTGCGCAAATCAAAGAGAGCCAATTTAAGCAAGAGTTTGAACAAGAACGTGCCGGCATCCAGATGGGCGCTGACATCGCTAAGAGCAAAGAGCAACAGCTTTTGGAAAACAAGCGAATGGCTTTGCAACACATCTCAACCTTCAAACAGGGAACGCCTAAAAAATGATTCAAGAATTCGCACGTGTATTGCGCGACAAAATACGCACTGACATGAACAACTACGCCGACGACATCGCCGGTGGAGCATGTCGAACATTCGATGAATACCAAAAACTCTGCGGGATTATTTCGGGTCTAGCCCTTGCAGAGCGCTACTTAATCGACCTGCAGCAGAAAGTTGAAGAATCACATGATCGGAACTGAATCAGGATTGATCTTGCCCCCCGGTATTTCGTTGCCGCCACACATCCAGCCAGTCGAACAGCCTGACGAAGATGATGATAACGATACAAAAGCAGGTGCACTGCCCGTCCCAACAGGTTGGAAGTTGCTCTGCGTAGTCCCTGAAGTCGAACAAAAGATTGCAGGAACATCACTGGATCTCGTGAGAGATACCGCCACTATGCGTCAAGAAGAACACGCCACCACGGTGCTGTTTGTATTGCGCGTAGGCCCCGATGCGTACAAAGACACCGCCAAGTTTCCTAACGGAGCATGGTGTAAAGAGGGCGACTTTGTGTTAGTACGTACTTACTCCGGTACAAGATTTAAGATCTTTGGCAAGGAGTTTCGTCTCATCAACGATGACCAAGTTGATGCTGTTGTGC